ATTTACCTGAGCCACGCCCCCCTGTCATTATCACGGTTTCAACCTCGGAAAGCTGAGTCCAATACTCTTGTTTTTCTTTGCTCCAAGAATCAAAATCTTCACTTTTTATAGCCTCTTGAGCTTTAGGAAGGTCGAATAGTGGCTTATATTTTAAGGAGAACCAAGACAAATTTATCCCTTAAGTTTAATCCACCCTACTTCAACCATATCTTCTACTGACAATCCCATCCAAGGTAATGCGTAACCTTTTGATCTAAGATAGTCCGAAATTATCAATGTTGAGCCGCTTGAAACATTGTTTAAACTATATCCATTTTCAAACCTTTCCAATATAAAATCCTTATCAGAAAACACATCACCAGAATACGTATCTATCCAATTCCAATCTTCCTCAGTAATATCTTCTAAAGAATAAAGTTCTAGATAAGACTCTGACCAATCGTCATTAATATAATGTTTAATGTCTCCTGATTGATGATCTTTATCAAGACAAAACACTTCTTGCCCCCAATAAAGAGCAAAAAACCTTTCTTTTTCTTGTTTAGTCATTCTTTTCAATTTTTTTTATCCTTTCTCTATTAGATAATATAACCGAATCAGATGCTAATTTGTTTTTAGCTAACACACCAATCAATGAATCGTTCTTCACAACTAGATTAGATATTAATTTTTGGTAGTCATACATGTATATAACATCCTCATCATGTTCAGATTTAAGACCTCTAATAGAAACGCAAAGCCAAACATATACTAATGTCAAACACAATATATGCCACCAGTTAGGTCTAAAATACCATTTAAAAAACTTTACCATATTTTCACCTCCTTAACATCTATTGCAAGTCCTTTCTTTATTAAGCCGAATACGTCGAAGTGCCATTCAAATATAAGCTCCATTTCATAATAGGACTTTATTTCTATATGGTCTTGAGTGTTCCATTTAAACCTATTTAACTCTTGTTGGTGCATGTTATCAACGTCAAAATTAGAAGCTCTCAATAACTCAACATAAGGCTTAAAAGTCTTCCCGTTGTGCGTTATTTCTTCATTCAAATCCGACAAAGGTCTTAGGGTAGGTTTTGCGTACTCAATATAGCACCAATACTCTATCCCACTATTTATTGTAAGTAGAGAAAGTTTTATGTCACCACAATGCGGTGTTATTCCTGTAAGCTTGAGTTCTTCATTGTGCGCTAATAATCTTAACCCATAAGGCAAGTAAGGGGCTAAGTGTTTTAGTTCTAGTTTATTTTCCATGTTATTATTTGTTTAAAATTATTCAAAGTCTCCCATCTCCTGACCTTCAGGATCAAAGAACCTTCTTACTCTTTTGTTTTTAGTTACAATGTTATTGTCAAGCCCGTCTGTTATATTGTTAATTCTGGCTACAATGTTCTCTTTATAAGCCCCTGTCATAGCTCCATTAAGCTGATCGTAAAGACAAACCTCTTTAATTACCTCAATGACAGCAAGAAAATCTTCAATTTCTTCTACCTTTTCCTTGTCATCATTAGGGTCTAATCCTTCTTTTTCGTCGTTTATCCTAAGCACGAAATTCTTAAGAAAGGCACTACTAGCTCCCACATGAAGACAAAACCCTCCTACTGATAGCGGAACTGGGCTTTCCTCAACCGTATGCTCCTCTACTCCTACTGTTTTTGTAATTACTTCAATTTCGTCTTGACTCAACAAATCACAATCTTCATTTTGTGGTTTAATCACGTTTTTCTTAACTCTAACTTTGTTAAAGTCGGTTCTGTTTTTTGTGAATTCAATGTATTCTTCGAAAGCATGAGCCATTTCCTCGGGAGAAGAAAAAACCTTATCTCTACCGTGTTTGTCTCTTAGTTTCCAATATTGGTTTCCAGATGGAGCTGCCATAATATCTAAGTTGTTATAGTGTTAAATATACGATATTTAAGACACATGACTCAAGTCCCGTTATCTTTCCGGATATGTAACACTTTTTCATTCTTTATCTAATTCGTCATTAAAAAACCCTAAATAGTTTAGGTGCTGAACAACTTGATTAAGGTTTGGCTTCTCTGTATCGTAAATAGACGCAATAATTTTTAAGTAATAACCCTCTTTTTTTGACTTGTATACCAACACTTCACCGCCTTTGAATAGATTAATTGTAAACACGTATCCATTCTTCTCTGCTATCATGCTGTCTTGTTCATAGTCTTTTGATCTAAACCCTAAGAACGCCTCTAAATTCATTCTGCAAACTTCATATCCATTCCAGTAATCTAATTGATCGTTTTCAAATTTAATTAGACGGCTTCCTTTTAATACTCCCATCATTACAATTATTAATTTGTGTGTTTCTGTGACTATTCGTTTTTTGTGCTTCTTTTAATATTTCAAGAGCAGTTTCATGCTCAATTAATTCTTTCTTACAGACTTTAAGGATATTGTCATGATAGTTTCTTGGGTCGCTCCAAATTCTAATCTCTATTTTTAGCCCGTGAATAGCATTCTCAATGGTTTGAATAGCGCTGTTAATCATAACTAATCGTTTTTTGGTACTTTGTTAACATTAAAAGCAAGATCTTTATCAATTAATCTATGTAAGTCAATATGTCTTTTATAGCAGTGCTCTATAAACCACTTCTTTTTTAATCTGTAGTTTCTCATTTTATCTTTTTATAGTCATTAATAGTCTCATAAGGATAAATTTTTTCCGCTAATACAACTCGATTATTTTCTATTAAAGGAGTGTCTATTATAATCATATCTAGAATCTTATTCTCCTTACCGCGTTCAAGTCCGAAAAACTCAATAAAGTCTTCAAACTGACCCTTATTGATTATAGCATAAAAAGGGGTTTTTAATCCTTTGTGTTCAATTATATACTCTGTTTTTGCCTTCTGAATAACATGAATTAAGTTGCTTGTAGCTTTAGTTACCGTTAACACAGAAATTGATTGCCCCATATCACTAGGCATGTAATTCATTTCTGATCCGCAGTTTTTACACTCGTAATGCCAAAGCCAACTTTTGGGATCGCTTGGAACTACTACTATGTTTTCAACACCTTCAGCAGAGCAGCAAGGACATTCTTTAGGATGGACTTTGCCTTCCTTTCGAGTCATTTCTGGGTTTTGTATTTCTCTACTCATCTTTAATTTCCCCCTTTTTCATTCTTTCACAAATAATATCAAAAGAGTCGAAAACAAAGTCTAGCCCCCTAGGCTTATGCTTATATTCAGGAATTAGCTCTAAATCTAATCCATCGGGTTTGTATGGGTCGTAAAAAGCATGGTACAGATATTCTGTTTGATTATCACAATACCCTTTAAGCTCTGATATCCATTCTCTGCAATCTTCTAACTCCTCCCCGAACAAACCATATTCTTTAAGTCCAGAGGTGTACAACCTATTTAGTTCCTCTCTTATCCCATCACTATCTAGTCTATCAAATGATTGACAACTTTTTAGCTTTAACTTTTCAATCCAATAACCCTCTGAAACAAATCCTTTAGAGCTAGGAACGAAAGGTCTACAAAATACCCAGTTACCAAAATCACCAGTTACCGTCAAAACCCTATCCGTGTTTATGAATTGAATATAAAACGTACTATTAGATCCAACCTGAAAATGGTCAACCCTAATCTCTTTTCCTTCGTTATTTTTATAGATTTCTAATCTATGATCGTGATTTATAAAATCAAAACCTGTCCTTTTTCCGATACTACTCACCTTTCACCTCCTTTGCATAACTACTTTGTCCTGCAACCATAACCCTTCTAAAAAGACCGAGTATAACCCAACCTTCTTTGAGTCCTTCAAAATCATCAATTAAGTAAGTGATCTCTGCTGCAATATGATTCCCAGAATACTTTTTTGTTTTTGGGTCGTATTCTCTAAGTCTTAAATTATCCCCAACCTGAAAGCCTCTATCGTTCTTTCTAAGCTCAAAGGTTTTAGTTCCTCCCCATATATCGTCAAAACAAGGCTGTTGGATTTTTAAATCGTGGGTCATTATATTCCCATCGAATAATTTAAGAAAATCTTCAAACTTATCAGAATCAACAAGACTATCAAAAATAATATTGACGGTTCCGTCTTCATTGTCTTTCGTTTCTATGTCGTAATTGAATTTCGTCATGGAGAATATGCGCTCCTCAACGGATTTTGGTATGTTTTCTAGTGTTTTCATGTTATTATTTATTTTAGACAAAACTAACATTTTTTCACTTTGAGTGCAAATATTATGTTTAATATTTTTTCACTATATTCGTTTATGAAAAAGTTGTTATACATGATTCTAAGCTTGAGCTTTTTGTTCTTGTTTGGGGCCGTTGGTTACAGCGTTACCACCGAAAATGTATACTTGAAAAAGTATGAACACGCTGAGATTAAAGACGGTGCAGTTGTTAATGGCAAAAATTCAGAAATGAATAACATTGTTGGCCTTAAAGTTGACGTTGGAAAATCATTAGAGTTTGAAGCCTTTGATTACAGTACCTATATAGATGAACTTGTTTCTACTAAAACCACAAATCCAAGATTTGTTTGTGATGTTGGAAAAGGAATTGATCTTATAGTAAACTTTAATTATTCAAAAAACAACAAAGGAACTAAAGAACACAGCTTACACCTTCATAAGGTTTTAACTCTTTCAAGGCTTTCCACAAGCCAAATTAGGTGCGTAATAGTTTAGTTGATGGTTTAGTTTATGAAAAGGGTCTCTCGAATGAAAGACCCTTTTTTGTTGGAGCATTAAAACGCTCCATAACAGTTTATATAACGAGCACTAAAGCGCACGTATATAAACGTGTTACCCACAATACTACGACTGTGATTCTAATTTAGATAATTCGTATTTCATCTGTTTTATCTTACGTTGCTTCAAATCCTCTTTGTTTTCTTCGTAATACCTTTTTATAATGGAATCGTAAGCATTATAAATTTTACCAGCATTATCTAAAGAAAAGTAAAGGCTTTTGTTTGCTGAGTCAATATATTTTGGCTTGTATGTTTTCAACTCTAAAAAGAACTTTTTAAAAAATTCAGTAGGGTAATCACCACCAAAAATATAAGCCCCAGTTGGATAACTTATGTAAAGGAGTGTTTCGTTTTTTGGCTGTCTACCATCGTCAGACCAAGATATACTTCTACGTTCACCATCAAAAAAACCTATATATACATTTTCTTTTAGTTTTTGCCAGTCTGTACTGTGTATGGTTTTAGGGTCTAAATTAAAACCATATTTTTCCACTAATTCTACACCAAATAAATGTTGTTTCGCTTCTCTTTCTAAACTATTTACATCAAACACTATTTCAGCTTTATACTTTTTAAGTGCTTTCAGTATTTCTTTGTATGCTTTTTCTGTTGTATTCATTTTATTTATGTTTTAAGTTTAATAATCCGTACTGTGGGTAACATCATATATACCCCATATTCGTTCCTCATACGGTGCATATACTCTTTCAGTTATGGCAAATACTTTTTAAGAGTTTGCAGAGCTTCGTGTATGCCATCAGCAAGTCCAGATGTATATTGTTGTAGATTAGGATTTGTGAATTGTCTTGATGCTTTTAAATTCAGTTGCTCCATTCTTTTCTCGCATTCAACCTCAAAACTTGCCATAACACTATGTATGGAATCATTAATATTATTCCATTTAGTGCTTTGGTTGTCACTATCTCTATTTATAGGTGCTTCCAATTCTTCTTTTAATTTTTTCTTTTCTTCGTCCGACATATCAGACTCTAAGTGTTTCTTTAATTCATCCATAATATTAACGATTCATACATTCAACATTGTATGCAATTAAAAAAGACATACAACAAGGTGTATAAAACAATTAATTTAAAACCCATTCAAGGTGTTTAATATTATGCTTTATGTAATACACATCCTCTTTGAAATCTTTGTTTGTAGGGTCTTTTCTAAGCTCTTCTTTAAACACCTTTAGCTCTTGTTTCATTTCAGATATTTTATCTCTTATTTGCTTTTCTGTTTTCATAATGTTTTAAATTAAAAGTTCATACACGATACGTTAATCAAATAAAACATAAGCACACACAGCAAGAATAGTAAGTAAAATCTTTACTCCTAAATACGTATTTCCTGCACCAATATACTTTCTTGCTAACTTATCTATACTTGACGTTTCTCCAATATAAAACCAATCATTTCCTTTGAATCGGTTGTAAGCCAGATCAAACAAAATCCAGAAGAACCCCATATTAACAAACCAATATGTGATTGACCAATACCAGAACAATGAAGTCTTCCAGAACAACCAAATACAAACACCCATAACAAAAGCACCCCTAATAAGGGCGCTAAAGTTATGCTCTGGATTGTTTAGCTTTGCATCACGCCAAGCTTCAATTATCGCAGCAATCATTACTATTACCGGGATAATGAATTGAAGTTGATATTTAGTCATTGATTAAAGGGATTACTTCTATCTCTTGATCTGTGGCTATCTTTTCAGCTTCCTCTTTGTCTATCTCCTGAATATCGCTAGGAGTTCCAACAACCATTACAGGAGGCTTGTTTGACATCCAAAGCTCACCTGACTCTGGATGATAGTAGTAATAAATCTTTTCGTTTTTCATATAATTATAAATTTTAGTTGCTAATTAAATCTATCGACTGACTTCCATAGACACCCTAGTCAAGATTATAAGATCAAAAAGGGAGGGGATTATCTTACTTAAAATTGATCCATTTAAGTTTATGTTGTTCAAAAGGACTGATCCCGAAATAAGGAAAAGCAATTAAGTTGTCTGTTAGGAAATCAGCGTCCTCATGAGAAAAGCTTACATCTCCTCCTGCCTGAACGTGATTATACAGATCTAGTGCTTTTTTTTCGTTTCCGTTAAACATTTCAACCCAAGTTTTTATCTTAACCTTTGATATAGGCGTAAGCTCAACAGAAAGCTCTTCAATCAGGTCTGGATTCTTTTCGATTGCAGGAAGAAGTGTTTCTATGCTTCTTTTTCTTTTACCATTTCCCTTGATAATTACGTTTTTACCAAAATACCTCATTAGGAATTTCAGCTTATACTCTTTTGATGTATATTTAGACTTCATTGTTATTTATTTACTACCCTCCAACCAGACTCAATCATTCTTTGAAGATAAATCTTATTGTAAGTAAATGGAACTATTAACTGAGATACGTTTGCTGTAATTACAGCTAAAACTAATTGAATAAATAAGCCTTTAAAGTCTCCTCTTGCTGCCGGATAAAGCACCCCAAAAAACAGACTTTTCCAACTAAATCCAGTTGATACGTTTTTATAAATGCCATTTTTTCTAATTCTAATCATGTTATGTATGTGTTTGATTCATTTTAATTTCCCTATCAATCTCAACCCTGTTTTCGATATACTCTTCAGGAGTTGGTATGTAGCAACCGTGATCTGCTGCAAAATTTCTAATCCAATCAATGAAATTAGTCATTTCATACTTGTCAAGGTCGCTTGTGCTTCTTAAAAACTTTTCTCCTTTCTTGTCATATACCATGAATGAACAGTTTCTTTTAAGAAGCGTTTTAGATTCAGCAATGGTCAATCCGTACTCAATACCAAATAAAGTAAAACACACATGCACATAAGCATTTTGGCTTACACTTCTTTTTGCCTGCTTTTTCTTTATTTCAATAATACCAGATCCAGACATGAGCTTATCAAAGTAAACTTTTGCCTTTTTTCGATCTAAGCTATTTTCTAAGTTGTATTCCATGAACTGTTAATAAATCTTTTAAGTTCTGTTTATCCAGAATATGACCAAAGTGTATTGTGATTAACCTTTCTTCTTTCCCTTTTTCCTCATGCCAAAGAGTAAGGCTATAATACCAACCAACAAAAGCTTCTATTCTAATGAAATCATCCTTCCTTTGAAATCGATAAATGCTGTTTCTCCCCGATTCTTTAACAAAACCAAGGATTTCTATTTCCTCTCTATTTAACATCTAATGCGCGGGATAAATATTTAGGACCTAATACGTCTTTTAGAATTATAAATTGCCTCGTATATGAATCTAATTCACGAATAAGAAAGTTTCTTTTCTCAATCAAGTAATTATGATTTTCTTCAGAGTTGTCGTTCTTTAGTTTTTCATTAACCTCTTTCAGGGTTATTCGAGTTTTCTGAAACCCGGTTTTCATGTTATTTATGTCAATCATTTTATATTGGTTTTTTACAATAATACAATATTTTCACAATTCGCGCAATAATATTTATATTAATTTTCCTTCCATTCTTTGTACTCGTAAAGAGTATCAAAAGCGTCCTTTGCCTCTAATAGAACCCTTTCCACTAAATAGCCCCTGTATACATTTAAAACTTGATTGGTTACTATATTTTGAGTGTGTTGCGCAAGATCATGTTCTTCTCCTTTCAAAAATTTAACTCTTCTCTGCTCATCTTTGTCAAAACTCCTCTCATATTTGCTTATCAGTTTCAATCTTGCTTTTTGATATCTCTCTTTATCCTTAAACTCAGGCATAAGACCAAAATATTTAAGGCAGTTGTAGTATTTAACACCGATATCTTCTGAAAACAAATAAGTTCCATTTCTAAAGTTCTGATCCAACTCTTTCAATATATCAAGCATTATTTCATTATGCTCCTCCTTTTTCTTTTCTTCAAGCTCAGTTTTTTCCTGTTCCGTTAATTCAGGTTCCTTTTGCTGGTGTTGCGCCAAATACTTTGCCCTAAACCTTCTATATTGAGCTATTACACCTCCTATGTAATTTGTTATTGCACCATAATGCTCAGTATATTCTGGAAGCTTCCTGTCCATGTTAAGCTGCAAAGCCTTTGTAAATTCCCAGTAAGAAAGATCATTACTTCGTTTTAGATATTCAATTATGAAGTTAATCTCTTCAGGCTCTATGTTCTTTATTCCAATAAGAGCAGCCAATTGAGAAATTTGCTCGGCTAATATATCCCAATCCTTATTTTGAAAATCCTTGAACTTTCTTGTTTCAAAATGAAGCTTAATAACCTCTTCCTTGATAGTTAGATTTTCTCCTTCAAATTTTTGTATCTGGCTCATAGGTCTATTTGTTTTTGGTTTTCCTGTTCTTTTCTCATTCTGTTTGCCTTCTCAGCAACACTTTGAAATTCATCAAACTTACTCTCTTTTTCAACTTCTTTTAAAGGGAAAAAGTCTTTCCAACCATTATCTACTGACTTCGCTAATATTATCTTCATTTTATCAAAGTCATTGTTTGCCAATTTACCTAGTTTACTAATTTGTCTTTGAAGAGTTTTCTCTGATAAAGAAGCCTTTGCTTTTTTCTTGATTTTAAAGAACTCCTCCCACATATCTAAAAATTCACCATTAAGGTCTAATTCTTTTAATCCGGAATCAAAGAACACCTTTAGGTGTATTGGAGGCTTTGCCTCCTTTATATCTTTATCTTTAACACTGACACTTACATTATCATTATCATTATCTTTAACACTATCTTTAACAGCGATAGATGCGACACGGTGCGACTCCGATTTATCGCTATGCGATGTCCTGCGATCCTTTGCGATCGCTATGCAATCTTCTAATGATCGGATGTTACTCTTAAAATCATCGTAAAGATCAGGGTGCCATCTTTTTAAATTTCCGATCTGAGCGCCTTCTTTCTTTCCCTCGACCTGTTCCTTCCATTTTTTAAGATCTCTCTTTAGAGCCTGCTTTATGGGCGTGAAAGCAAGGTTTAACATTAGGTCATCGACCTCTGGGTTCTCATCATTGACATAAGAGAATATATGCTTGATAAGTTTACCCGCTAATTCATCTGGGATTTGTTGAAATATCTCACGTTGGTCAGCGTAGAGAATAAAACCCTTTTTGTTTTCAGCCATTATTCAAAATTAAGTTTTAGTTTTCGAGACAATCTTACATTAAGATTTTTTCTATTGCAAGCCTAATCGTAGAAGCCGTTTATTATTCTTATCTCCTCTACGGAAAAACCGAAGCATTGAAGCTCCTTTTCTATTACATGCTTTTTGGTGGTTCTAAAGACAAATTTTAAACATTCATCTAATATTTTGAAGTATTCATCTCCTTCAGAAGTACTTATCCTATCTATTAGCTTTTTTCTTCTCCACCCTAAAGTCATTCTTTCTGATTTCCATTCTTTCTTTTTGCGCCTTTCAGAACTTTTCTTTATGCGCTCAAAATCCCAAGCTACCATGATTTAAACAATCCTATAATTGCGAGAATAAACAAAGCAATTATTGAACATATAAATAAATCTTGCACAAAATTATACGTCCAATTCATATCGCCTCCTCCATTAGTTCTTGATAATGAAACTTCTTGCCAAGGGCCACAGTAACATTTATGTCCTTACCTGCATAACCTTTAAGCTTATTATCTCTTAGGTATACCGCCTCTGGAACTAAAAGTCTGTTTTCAACAAACGATTTGCCCAGTCCTGTGATTTTCCACATTCCGCTTGTTCTCTTGGATTCATCCGTATTAGATAAGGATTCAATAAAACCCCAAAATGTTAGCTTCGCAAAATCACCCCTAGACTTATTTATCTTGTTTATATGGTGATATCCGTCCCCAAGTCGGTATAATTTAATAAGATCCCTTACCATCGTCGCGTAGAGCTTTCTTTTATACGTCATTACGGTACGATCACAAACAGGGCAGCAAAACCCTTCACCCGGAGGGGTGTTGTTCATTTTTATCTTAGCTTCATCAATGGTTTTCATGTTATTATTCGTTTAGTTTATACAAATTTATACCCTTGGAATTGTCAACCGTTACCCTTCCGTCTTCAACCATGTTATAAATTGTTCTTTTGGAGCATCCTATCATTTTAGCCAATAAATCTGCGGTATACCCCTCCCCGTCTGATTTATTTTGAATATTAATTCTTGGCTTTCCTACACTCTTTTTCATTGAGTACACGTTTTACATATTCCAAAAACTTAGTTAGTTCGTTTATTTTATCAATTGTGTGGTGTTCCCTGAAGTGAGGCCTAAACAGCTCTATTCTTAGTTTCCTGTATTCATCATCATAAGATTGTACCCACATCTTTAAAATTTCTCTTCCGTCAACTAAAATAAATAAGCATTCAGGTATATCAATTACCCCTGTTTTTAGCTCCCTTATTTCACCATTAATTTTTTCCGAAAACTTTTTAATTTCCTCCTTCTCTAAAATAGAAAAACACTTAGATAGGTCTTTTATATCTTTATTTTCCATTATTAAAAAGGTAAATCGTTTCCGTTATTGCCTCCTGCTGAAAAATCAGGCTCATCTGAAGCAGTTGGCTCAGGAGCTATATTGTGATTACTTCCTCCATTTCCTCCCAACATATTCATATGGTTACCAATAATACTTGTTGACCACTTAGTTATACCGTCTTGCTCGTAGCTTCTTATTTGAAGTTTACCTTCGATATAAACCCCAGATCCTTTTTCTAGGTATTTCTCAGCTATTTCCGCTAAACCCCTCCATAATGTAATGTTGTGCCATTCGGTGTTGTCAATCTTTTCTCCTGTGTTTTTATCCTTATATGACTCAGTAGTTGCCATTGAAAATTGAGCAACTTTCACTCCATTGTCAAGGGTTTTAACTTCTGGGTCCTTACCTAAGTAACCCAGAAGAATGACTTTGTTTACGCCTGCCATGATTAAAACTTTAATTCTTCTAATTTATTTTGTACTGCTTGATACAATTCGTATATGCTTTCATTAAGCATTTTTGCAGCTTCATCTACTGTTGTCTTATAGGGCTTTCTACCAATCTTATACTCAAACAATGTATTTCTTTTCATTTCTTTTATGAAAATAGGGTTGTGTTTGTTTTCAGGTCTGTATGACATGAAGTAAAGAGTCTCTAGCGTTGGGTTAACCGCAAAATAGTTTATGCATTGCCAGAAATATTCCTTCGGCACAATATCGTTTATAAGATACCTAATATGTGTATCTGGACTTGGGCATTTAATTTCTAATGCATAGTTAAAATCTTGTGTCATTCCATCAGGACTACAAACACCAATTTCTATGTTAGAATTCTGAAGCAACCCATATTCTACAAACTCACATCCGGTATATTCACAAGCTTCTTTTCTTGCTATTGGTTCAAGTTCCATACCCCTAATCATTGCAGGTGAAACGTAGCCATCCTCATGAACGTAATCCTCGCTTTTCTCTGCTAATAATGAATCAAATACATCCTTGTCTTCTGGTTTCTTATCAACCATTACAGATTTAGCTCTTGTCCCTCCTATTGTGCCGTGCTTTGCTTCAAACCACTCTAGGCTTCCTTGCTCCATGTTATGAATTATCATTTGGCAATTCTTTTTTAAGTCTATCTTTTTCAGCTATTACCCTTGAGTTTCTAGGGAACTTACATTTTTCGTAGTTCGCTTTTAAATCCTTAACACTTTTAGAACTACCTAATAAGGCAAGATCTTTTTTTACATCTGATTCTGATACAGCAGCCTTTGGAGCAAACTCTTTAATTCTTAATCCGTCAACTTTTTTTCCAAAAGCTATAATTCCCTTCTGAATATAAACAGTTACCCTTGTTCCGTTCCAATCTTCAATAAATGGGGTTCCCGATACCTTTTCTATGGCCTTACTGTTTGTTGCGTTTATTATCATAGGTTTTGACCCTTCGAATTCGCAAACAAGACAAATCTCATCCTTTCCGTTCTGGTCTTTTACAGACTTCTTTTTAGCTGATTTAATTGTTAATACTATATCATCTATTCCTTCCGAGACTAAATCGTGCGCCCCAAGGTAATCTGTATTGTGAATTTCTCTCCAATGTGTTTTTTTATCTTTCATGTATTACTGTTTTAGTACACAGCAATAATAATATAAGTTCACGAATTGCGCAAATATTATTTATCTTTTCTAAGATACTCATTAACAACTTTTTCAAAATCCTCAAATGTCCACACAGTATAAACCGCCCAACCTTTACGAATTAGATCTTCTTGAACTTTTATTTGTGATTTAGATAGTCTGTTTTTAGATCCATTAGCATATACAACCTTAATCTCTACAGCCAAACCTTTAAAACCATACCGGCTTTCGAATATTAAAAAATCAGGAATTCCCTCTAACACACCGAAGCCTTTAAGCTTCATTTGCATAGTACGACTACGCTTACCCTCATTAAAAGTATGATGGAACAATACAGGTTTTGTACGTAGGTAATTGGCGCAATTAATGGTCAATATGTCTTCTTGTCCTAAAAACCTTAAAAGCCATTTTGGGCATTTGAATAGAGGACTCATTTTGTAATCTCTCTAACAATAAAAATATCCTTAACTATATTCAAAGCAATCGCTATAATGGCAACTATCTTGTTGTTTTTTTTCTTTTGCTCTTCTATACCAACGTTTATTTCACCAAGCTCCTTTTCGTTATCTATTTGAGTTAGCAGGTTTTGCTTCAGAATACTATCGTTTTTAACCACCATTTTAAGGGTATCAATAACAACTCCCTTCTTCTCAATTATTAGTTTTAGGTTTTCTATTTGATTGTCTTGCCCAAAGATAACGGAGTCCTTTAAAGAGGCGTCATGAATAACTTTTGCAACATACCTAATCTGCAAACTGTCGAAGCAATAAAGATTGTCTATAAGCTTAGGGTGTAATGTTTGTGCGATCGAAAATGCCGATAATAGTTGAATCGTCAGCATTATTAAAATAATTCTGGTCACTTTCATGTAATCTATTTTTATAGTGTTTCACCAATAATATAAAATCGTTTGTGCTTTTTTTTAGACTGTCAATTTCTATCTCTTGGCTCGTTACGTTTAAAAGTAGTGCGAAATTATCATTCTGTACACTATCATAGTCTTCCTTGAGGTTGTAATTCTCCTCTTCAATCATCTTAGCCTTGCTCTCTGATACTTTTATCCTATCATTGTCATAAACAGATACCCCTATAATTGCCAAAACAAGAACAACAATAACAACATATAAAACGTTCTTAGACATATTTTTATACTTTAAGACCCATCTTGTCAAGAATAGCAAAAGTGATCTTCTCAATCCACCTAACAAGGTCATAACCTAAAAAGCCAATCATACCAGACCCAAACACTGTCCAACTCTCTAACCCAGAGAAGTATTTTGGCTGTATGTAGCTGACAAATAATTCCGGAAGAACTAATATTCCAACAAACGCACAAAGAACATGCAGAGACCACCTTACAATGTGTTTGAAGTCAAAATACTTCTTGTAATCAAACTCTTCTCCTTTATGCTCATACTCTTTTATCTTTCTGTTTGCAACAACTACAAACCTTATAAGCACAGCGAAAAACATAATAACGAAATCCCAACCATTAACATGATGTAGAGGACTCGATTTATAACTTTTATCTTTAATTTCTGCATATTCAACGAATTCTTTTCGATTTATATCGATTTTTTGTCCTTGATAGTTCATATTAATATTTATGTAAGTTTTTCTTTTCTTTTTCAAGATTAATCTGAGCAATCTCTCTATCTGCCTTTGATTTCAATCTTTCCTCTTTAGATGTTTGAGCATCTAAATGAAGTTTATATATACGATAAATACCGTATATAATAGCCACAATAGAACCAATAGCCCCAACCATTCCGTTGAACTCTTCTGATAACAATAAACTACTCAAATAAGCTAACAAAACTTTTGCATCATTTATAAAGTCCTCTTTCTTCATCTCTTCAATCATACTCTAAAATACTGTTTTATTGCAACTTCTTAATTCACAAAATGTTGCAGTGTAATATTCTTGAGTATTTTTTAAATTTTAGATTTTTTTGTTAGTTCTAATTAATCCAGATACTACTCTCAAGGATAATGATATGGGAATTTCTTTATCTTCAATTTCTAAATAGACAGTTCTTGAATTTATTAATTGATATATAGATTTCAATTTTTTAGAATTCAATCTATTTATTAATAATCCCTCATTAGGAATCTTCTTTTTACCTATATATACCTGTTCGGTACCTTTAGTTCTTTTTATGTAATAATCTTGCATGGCATTAGTATAAATCAGCAATATTGTTCTTAATTTCTTGTAAAAAATTATCTTTTATATCTTGTGTATATGCTCCCTCAGGTACACTCTCTTCTATAAAGTATTGAGCTGTTTTCCAATCTCCATAGATTAAACAATTTTTAGCATTAGTTATGTTTTTATCAATCTGAAAAAGGTTTTCAGAGGTCATTTCTCCATTTTTAACTTTTAACAGCAATGAAGCTCTTGTTTTTCTATAGAATTTATTTCCCATAATAATTCTATTATTATATGGGCGGTCGATTTCTATTTCTTGAGGATCTGTTAATTCTAAAAACTTAATCCTAATTCTCTCATTATAATCTTCTAAAATTTTATCCTTTTTATGCTTTCTAAAAAGTTGTATTACCGTGCCTATAATCTCAACTTGATTATCTACATCTACACCATTTAATGCTATAACTAAAGATCCTTTCTGTACTTTTGAAAACAAATCCTGATGTAAATTACTTTGATCTAATGATTTTAAATCAAGTAATGGAATTGGGGAACCTGTTATTATATCAGCACCGATATTTTCCTGATTGTCTTTTGCGTAAATTGTATAATTCATATATCTTTTATTTTACTATTCTTGCCCAAACTTTTCTGTTAGTATTCTCAGCTAAGAATGATTCAACTCTAAATAAAACCTCTACTGTATCAGGCGCAGTTACTTTTGCCCTTATTGTACTATCTTGTCCAGATGATAAAAGATCATCATAAAAATCGTCATTAAAACCACATGAAACCATGTCACCTACTACAGCTCCAGTAACAGTGAAAGAAGCTGTATAATTAGTGTTTCCAACTAAAGTTCCTGTGATACCTGCACTTTCTCCAGAAATAACAGTTGCCCCTGAAATATTGTCTCTTATTTGTTTTATACAAGGTATATGATTATCAAAATTAGGATCACCCCATACAACATTTGCAACATCTACAGAATTATTATTATATCTTAATCCAAACCCTAGTTTAGAGTCAAAAAACTCAAATCCATCTACATTATTTATATTAAAACCTTGCTGTAAAGTTCTAGCAACTAATGGATCCAGAACAATACCCCATACTCCTAAAGTAGAGAAATTAGCATCTGTTCCATACACTCTAAATACCGTAGCTCTATTATTTGAGTTGCTGCCCTCATATGCCAAAATATCAATCTCTCCTAGTCCTTCCTCAAAAGGCAGCCCGAAATGATCACCATTTATTGTATTAGACCCAGCTACAAAGGAAACTTTACACAGATCCCCCGAAACCTTTGGCAATGCTTGAAAAACACCATATGCTTCACCGTCAGGGCTTGATAAAGATGTTATATCAAAGAATCCAAAAAACGGGTTATCCCCTGTGTTAGAAGCAAAGAATCCATTAGCTGAATTTAACTGCAAATAACCCACCCTATCGAAAAAATCACCCACATTAAAACCATGAGCAGCACCACCACCATTTATAGTTGTAGTCTGCTTCAAAGCACCTCCCAAAGATACCGTTGTACCATCATCACTTAATCCATTATCTGATGATGTTAATCCCCCTGCAAAATCAGGATTTACTTCTTCTATAGATCCCGTAATTTCATCCTTTACTAATATTTTTTTTCCAGCTACAGAACTCCCATTATTCTCTGGATTGCTTATAACTAGAGATCCATCAAAATTATTAATAACTACATATGGTTTTGGATTAGCTCCATCACCTTCAAAACTTATGGATTTAGCTATTTTTATATTAGATGCAGGATTACCCTGTAAATCACACCCATTCAAATATAAAGTTTCAAGATCTCCTGTACCCTCATAAACTATCAAATCATTTGTATCTATAAAATTTTTGTCATCCGATATACAATCTATTAACTGAAAGCTTAATATTGAGGAGCTCCCTCCTTGATCATCATCAAGGGCAAAAGTATCTCCTACTTGTAATATACCTTTCGATTTTATAGCTGATGAGTTACCAGAAGTTAAGAATCTACAATTATTAAATACACACGACCTAGTTACACCATCTACAGTTATTAAATAATCAGATTTAAGAGCCAAAAACCAACAATCATTAAAAGAAGATGATTGAGTTCTATATATATCTGCTATTCTAGCGTCTACATTAATTGTTGACTGCGATGAAATAGATCCTAAAATAAAGAAACAATCAAAAACTGAATATGGTACTCTTCCTCTGTTAGCTAATTTATCCCCACTTTTGAATATATTTTGAGAAGAACTAAAAACTATTGATTTATTATTACCCTTAAGCATCAAACAACTATTATATGCTATAGTATTAGCTGCTTTATCTATATCAAAAACAGGATGTAATATATTATTAGAATCTACAACATTGCTATCTATTCTTAAGAAAGATAGTTCAAGCAACGCACCATTCCCTAAATTACCTAAATCATTTCTAAAAATAGACCCGCTTGAAGTTGTAAATCTACCTGACCCCAACACATAAGTTGTTGTAAATTCATTTACCGGAAACACATTAGACGTTAAAGCAAAAAGCGCATCAATACCGGTATAATCTAATACCGCACCCAGATTAAAATCCCAAGAACAACGATTAATTAAAATATTATTAGAAGTTGAATAATTACCCCCTTGCACTATAATATTTACTTGTGTACCTAATGGGGCTAACTCTGGATTAAGAGGAGTTCCGGTGCCAACTATTGTATTATAAGCTAAATCTATAGATTGAAAAGGATTTGTTATACTTCCAATTCCTGAATTAGTATTATTACTGTTTACAAAATAAGTATTAACCGCTAAAACACTAGACTCAGTATAACTTACAACACCTTCATCGTCGATTTGAAGAGTTTTAGTGTTGTTTATGTTTTCTTTAACATTATAAACAATTGTTTCACCTTCAATTATGTTTGAAACAGTATATGGCTTTGCATTTAATTGATTTGCTTCAAAACTAACCAATTTTGAAACCTTTATATTTGAAGATAAAGTTCCGCTAAATGTGTTGTTATTCATGAAAACACTTTCAAGATCTCCAACAGTCGAACTTGTTATTATTTCAGAATCAACAAAACGATCATAAATTAAAGATGTATTTTCTATCGAATGGGTGCTATTCTGAGTGGCCACATAAACAATATTATCAAAATCAGATTTAAAATGAATAAACTTAGATGGAGGATTACCTGAGCTTGGTGCATTTATTTTCAACCCATCTAATGTTAATAATCTAGTTGATCCGCCAAATTCATAATAGTACTGGCTACCATAACCAAATAAAGCAACATTTTTTATGTTTATAATATTTGCCCCTTGAGAATTTACAATTCTAATAAGGCTATTTGTGTCGCCTCCGAGACCTACTCTACCAATCTGGTTATTCCCGTTCCATACTACACCCCCAAGAGTTCCCACATTAATAAAGTGAACATTATCTATATAAGGTTCTGCTAAAGAATCAAGAACTAATTGCTCTCTGTATGCATTAGCATTAGAGTTTCCATCATCTAATTGAAATACCGGCCTAGATGTAGGATCATTTGTTATAAATGTATCATAAATAAACCCATGTTGAAAAAATACAATCCTAGGGTATATAGTAGAGTTTCTCTTTTCTATAGTACAAAGACCTCCATTTGTTAACTTATAAATAGCAGCTCCAGTAACATAAAATCCCTGATACGCATTAGGAGCACCAAGAACAGCATCAGTATACTCATATAAATAGTCTGACCCTGTATATGTAACATCAGCACCATCTGCATAATTTATAGAAACCCTATTTATTACGAGGTTGGATCCAGTTGAATAAACACCTAATGCAACTTCTATTCTAGCAGTTTGACCTAGGATGACAAGTTCAGGATTTTCTCTATCTCCAGTACCTATTATATGATTAACACAATCGTCTAACGTTTTGAAAGGATTTGTTACAGATCCATCACCTGTTGCGGGGTTATTACTATCAACATAAAAAGTCTTTGTTGCAGCAGGTATTACTTTTGCATTAACTTCATCAATTGCGTCTTGGACATTCGTAGCATTTAACCCACTTGTAGTATTATCATAAGAAATATCTGCTGCATCAGAAGCTCCACCAATAAGATTCCACTTAGTAGGGTCAAATGGTCCTCCAGATGTCGCAACAATACACTCATAAAGCTTTGTAGAGCTTCCATCATTAAACAAACAACCCTCACCAACCTCGTAAGGCCTATCTTGGTACGTTCTTAGATTTAAAAGCAACTTATCAGTTACCCTGTTTATAGCAGAGCACCAAAGGTTTATCCATTGCTCTCTTGTAATCTCGGGGTTTATTAATCTTGTTGTGTTGTCAACAATATTATTATTTACCGAGTCTATCCCTTGATTTATGTCTAATACTTGTCCTGACATGGCTTACTTATTTCTTTTAACTATGTTTTGTACTCTATCTCTGAATTTCATTTCAAACGATCCCTTTTGGTTTTTAGCATAGTGTTTTGTAGTCATTTCATCAAAACTCACGCTAACATCTTTTAGGTTCGTGTTGTTTATATTGTAATCAGAAATTACAATTTCATTTGCAAGAATATCATTCATTGCGATCATGTTAAGAATCCCCTGGGGGAGAAGTTTAGTTTCAAGTAAATATACTCTTTCTACTTTTGGTTGTATTTGTACTACTGTTCTGTTTCCGTCTTTTACATTGTCAATTGTTGGCTCAAAATCAATATTTCCAAAGAAACCTTTGACTCTCATTGACTTTCTCCAATCTAACTCACCATAGTCTGCGCCAGATTCAATTCTTCCGTTGTTTACTGTCTGAATCCTAACGGTTCCATCAGCTCTTACCTGACTATAAGGAATTAAGTTAAAAACATGTGTTTCTTCTTCAAGATCTTTACCGAAAACCTTCTGTTTTTTTCTGAACCTTATTTCTGTTAGATTAGGATAGTTGTCGTGTAAAGTTGTAAAGTCTATAAAAAGACCCTTATGATTATCGTCTTCAGAGTACTTTCCATAAGTGTTTTCGTTTGCTTCATCTAAAACAAATTCCTCTTCAGTAATGTTATCTATCAATATAAATTCTATTTCATCTGTAGAATCCACCTTGTTAATAAAAAGATCAGTAAAGTCCTGACCGTCTGGATTGTCATCACTATAAAAAGCCTTTTCAATATAATCACAAAGCTTAACTCCTATTTCACAAAGACAAAAATCAGATTTTACTACTGTAGGAATAATCTTAATCGGTACATCTTGAGCAACAGCTTGTCCAATCTCAATTTGAGGCTTATCATTAGGTGTCGTTAAGATTATCATATTTAAAGTTAGTTATTTTTTTATTATGCATCAAAGCCAGTACTAAAACCAGTAGTAAAAGCAAATCCTAATCCTACGCCTGCTTCATTAGAACCCATTCTTGCGGATAATTTATAACTTGAGTTAGGGTCCAATTTCTCTGGAACAGTTTGACATTCTACCCACCAACCATTTGCTCCATCTGGATAAACATTTAATGTTATCATGCCATCTAATGGAGCTAACAAGTTACCTTCTGCTGGTTCTCTTAAATTACTTATTTCCCAAATATCATTCCCTGGCTGCTCTTGAGGCTCAATTCTAACCATAAACCAAAAAGGTATAGCATATGGATCTCTACCATTATTTATCCAATGAATCTTTATTTTTGTGGGTTCACCAGTAATTAAAGATCCCCCTAAATCAATACCGTCTAGTTTTTCGGTAAATATTTCCCCTGTAAAATCTGGGAAATCTCCAATTCTTGTCCACTTATCCTCACCGTAATCATAAACTATACATGGAATAAGTAAAACGTACGTGGTTGTAAATGGAGTTTCTCTATTCTGGCACTCAATAAATATAGCAGCTCTTGTGTTGTAAGTATCAGTAGAGGCAGCTCCAATTGGTTTTTGACTATAATTAGACGTTCTTTGATTCCTACCGTTAAATGAGTCGGAAGGGTTAAAGAAAACGTCAGGAACATTATTAAGAGGGTTCCAGTACTTCCAATTAACCTTGAATGCCATTGATAAATCAACCTCTGTTTGAGTTCCATTATCCATAGTAGAAACTCTAACAAACTTAAAAGGATCGTCATCATCAAGGTTATATTCCCTATCAATACTACCCTCATAAATTGGCATTCCATCATTATTAGTGGAAACCTTATCAAAAGGAATCTGATAGCTGTCTATTACAACATAATCGTCTGGATTGCTTAAATCGTTTCTACCGTCCATTGCTCCGTCTCGTATAGAAATCATATTGTAAGAAAAATCAACTATCTCTCCAAACATTCCCTGCTGTTGCCTTAGCTTATACTGAAGAGCTAGACCGTCTTCATTCCAAGCTTCCATGTTAGAATAACCATCTGTATCAATATCGAAAGGTATTGGCGTATCTGGATCATATATTCTCCCCTTAACCAATTCAATAAGCCCTTCTTCATCAGTAAATCGTGTATAAACATTGTCATCAGCCAATAATTGAATTGATAGATCATTAGGTGAGTCATAAATAGAAACACTTAATAAATAAGGATCACCAATATCGAGCCTATCCTGAGAGGATGGCTTAGGAGTATAAACACCTGTAACAGTAAGTGTTTGACCTCCATTACTTATTTCAGCTTTAAGGTTTTCTATCTCACTTTTTCCAACAACATTTGGAAGTGTGTAGTTAACACCATCACAAGGAACTTGAGCCGCGCTAAATAAATATGTATTAGCATGATCCATTTTGCTTTGATTATATTCTTCAAATGTTGATTTTTTGGCTATATATGCGCCAAGATTATTTCCAATATCAAAACTTCCAGATGTCTTATTTAATACAATTGTGAATTCATTTGAATTTGCTATATCAAAGCTTGTTGTTTCAACATTCTGGATTAGGTTCTTGTATGAAACACTAGAAACTATTGTTTGAGACTCACCACCATTTCCGTTTTCATCATACCATCCAGTGTCACTTACTATCTCGAATTGGTGGGTAAAAGGCTCGTGATTTCTATTAGCATTTTTCCAACACTTAACTTCAATAATCATTTTAAGGTACTTATCACCTATAAATTCAGAAGGTGAAACTCCATCTTCATAAGAATTTGATAAGTCCTCTCTCCAATACGGAATAATATAGGGTATACCCAATAATGATATTCTTTGAATCGTAGGCTCTTTTACATAAAAAGGAGCTATTTCATAGTCGTTAGTATTTGGCTGTCTTGCTGCCATTGGAGCATAATCTTCTAACAACCAATTTTTAACTGATCCAGTAGCGGGGGTCATCTGCGTTAAAGTAGATGTTGCTGAGGTATCAGCTGTTAAAATCATATTTCCCCCATCAAATCCATTTGAATAACTGCTTTTGTCGTTTGGGCTAAGATTATATTTTATATCTATGCTTTTTATGCCTGTTCTATTCCTAAAGAGAACCTCTTGGTCGAAAAGTCCCTCAAAAACATTTATTCCTATGCTAGGTTGAATCAAATCAAGTTCCATTACTCTTTCATCAGAGAAGCGAACAATTCCAATATGATAAAACATCCCGCCTTTAGCATTTACCGAAACAGTATCCCCTTCAGAAAACATTTCTTTGAACTCATTAGAATCTGAAGGAAGTTCAAATCTATAAGTAGCAGTGGGAACTGCATTTAATACTGTTACTTTAAGCTCTCCCCCCTCTGTCTTTTTATAAGAAATATTTACATCAAAATCTAAACGTATAGAACCAAAATTCATAACGTTTGACCTAACCTTTTCAATCCCATTTGGGACACCTGTACCATTATCTATATTAAACTGAGGATAAGGAAATATATTAGTCTCTCTTAGCTCGAAAGTTTTGTCCATGAGTCAAGTATTTTATTAGCTGTTTCTTTAGGAATAGTTTTTAGCAAAGGTTCAAGTGATTCTTTAACCCTTTGCTGTTCCTTTTTTACTAATTCTTTTTGTTCTTCTGTTAAACTATCCATTTTAAGATTAAGATCTTTTTGGGTTGCTTCGTTTAACTGATTAGCTAAATCAATGTTTGATCCCATTGCTTTAACCATTTTTTTCATATTATTAAATAAATCATTCATTATGATGGCTCTAAATATTGTTCAACAAGTTTATCTGTTGGATTAGGATCCTTAATCCAATAGTCTAAAACAGCAAAATCACCGTCTATGGTCCATTCAATATTTGTGACCTTTCCAACTCCTCCACTTGGAGTCACAAAATACGCATTTTCAATTAATTCTGTAAAATCATGAAACCCAAACGGAACCTTAACACCTTCAAAAACTAATTTTTGCCCTCCGTTTTCACTCAAAACGAACGATTCAGCTTTTACAAATTTTTCATATAAAGCCTTTGCGCTTAACAGTTCTCTATGATTTGATGGCATTTTACCTCCATTTAAGTATAATATCCTTGGTATTGAGTGTTGATCCGTCCCAAGTTTAAGCATTCCAACTCTGTTTTGAACTAATGAAGCGTTGTTAGAAGTACCCCCAAGAGTAGAAACAACCTCATCAACAACCTCAGCCAATGCTTTTAAAGATTCTTCAAGATCATTTAAACGATCCTTCCTATTACCTAAACAGAAAGGGAATATTCGATCATCTAAAGCGTCAATTGTTAAGTAGTCAAATCCATTCTTATATGATGATTGAAATGTTCTTATTTCGTAATATGTACCTTTTATATTATTTATAGTCCATTCATCGTTTACATCTGTTTCAAAACTAAGTAAACGAGTACCAACCAATTCATCCCCATTTCTTCTACTTGCCTCTATAAATATATCTGGCATTCTCCATGTAGATTGCTTTATCCAGAAATTACTGTCTTTGTTTTCTAGATAAACAACATTGTCTATTATGCCTATATTGGCGGCAAACATTCTCTTACATATTTCAAAGAATTCAGAGCAAATATATCCCGGGTCCGATGTCCTCGGCACTCCACTTTTTATTTCCTCATCATATGGTTTACTTGGTAAAAAATGATAGAAATCAAGCTCCTCTATTGTTGAAGAAAAACCATAACCAAAAAACTCACAAGCTGATCTTAATAATTCTTTATAAGAACAAACTTTATACTTTCTCACCCTACTAATAAAGTTTTCTAACATTTGTTCAGATAACTCTAATAAAGCGTCTGTTATAAGTACTGAAAAAGTAGCATTTACTATTATTTTACCCGCAAGTAAAAGAATGGCACCAAGCCCTCCTGTGGTACCTCCTCCTGTAGCCAGTGCCACAGCGTCCCCAATGTTTTCCGAAAGCTTCTTTTGAATCTCAATAAGCTCTTTAACCATTAAATAAATGGTTATTCCCGTCATTACAATCTCGAGGTAATTGTTTTTTTTCTCTATTACATATTGTACGTCTTTGCTTTCAACCAATCCAACAGAATCCAAATAACCATATGAAATACCAGACAGCTTTTGCATGAAAGTTGTTAGATCATCTAACTTCTCAATTTTAGCGCTAACACGATCACTAGATTTGTTTATAAGAGTATCCTGAAGATTTATAAGTCCTCTAAAAGCTGAATAACTTTGAGGCCCATTTTTTAATTGAAGCACAAAAGATGGACCCTCAAAATAATAACCTTCGTCTACATGGTTTAATATCTCTCTTCTAGCTGTTGTAACAAAATCAAACTCTTCAGTCGTTATATTTGCTTGAGTTTCGTCTTCACTTATAGATGCTATAATTTGAGTTCCCTCCCATTCTTCGAATAAAGAAACAGCTCTATTATTTATCTGTAATTTAAACTTTGTAAGATCCATAATTAAAATTTACGGTTTACTCTATGAAAGTTTCTGGTCTTTCTGCCACTTTGCTTAATTGTCTCAATTAAAACTTTATTAAAAGGGTCATAGTCAAAGTCTTTAATTGGCATATTGCTAGGTAAATCTTCAATTGCTTTAACAATTTGATTCGGATTAAATGTAGTACTAACATGATTAACTATAGGTGCTTCAAGGGCCCCTGTGTTGTACATATAAGCAACATTTGCAAGCTCATCATTTGATAAAGAGCCTACCATTTGATTTTGTTCTTCTGTCATCACTCTCTCTCCCCTATGTAATACAGCAAAAAAACCTCCATCAGGATCAAGGCCACCCCCTATCCCTGTGTTTTCGGTGCCTTCCTTAAATAATGGAAATGATTTTGCGAAAGCTTGAGCTCCTATTAATTGAGTTGTAGCTGCTCCAATATCTCCATCATTTGCCTGGATAAGTTCTAAATAGGTAAGAAGTAATTCAGCTCTTGCCTTTTCTTGTTCAACTCTTTGTCTTTCTTGTTCCAATTCTGCTTGTTGCTGTCTTTCAAAGGCTATACTTTCTGAGGAGGATTGAACTCCTGCTTCAGAAGCTTCTATAAGTTGGCTTTCTCTTTCTTTACTTGCATCTATCTGTTCATCTATTCGATCAAGTTGTTCATCATAATATAAGTTAGATTGATTTCTAAGATATTCGATTAAGTTTTTCTGTAGTTCCTCATTTTCTTCTGCCTCCTTTTCCTTTTCCTCAAGTCTTTTTTCAGCAGCTTCACGCTCTTGGTCTAGAAGAATATCATTCTTCTCTTGATTAAGCTCTAACTCTCTTTTACTTGCATCTTCAAGAGCCTCAATTTCATCATCTATCTGTTTTTGTCTTTCCTCAGAAGCAGTTTCTTGCTCTTCTTCTAAGAGTCGAATATTTTCCTCTCTTATTCTTTGAATCTCGTCTTGTTCTTCTTGAATAGCCTTTAATCTATTTTCTTGACGCTTCTTATCAAATTCTTCTTGAGATCTTAAAAGTTCCTCTTGAGTTTCTATCCCTCTTAGTTTTTCTAACTCTTCTTCTTGAGCTATAATATCTCTAACAATTTCATCAGACTCTCTTTGCGTATCATTGAAGTCTCTTTGAGTTTCTGCAAGATCAAGAGTTGCGGTTCTTCTTTCCCTTATAACCTCTAAAAGTCTTCCCTCAAATATTTCAGAAAGTCCAAGTTGTCTTATCTTTTCGTTCAATGCAGTAGCATCCTTTTCACGCACTAATTCATCTAGGTCAGCCCCTTTAAGAACCTCAAGCTGTCTTTTTCTTTCCTCTTCACTTATAAGTGAATTTGTTCTTATCTGTTCAGTTCCAAACTCAATTATGGCTGCCTTTTGTTTTTCGTAGCTTGTTTCAATAATTAGAGAAGTCTGATTTATAAGTTGTTGCCTTCTTTCCAGACTAATACGTTCATCTGAAATAATTCTTTCATTAATAGATTTTTGGCTATCAGCTCCGTCTATTAAAATATCTAGATTTTTTTCTATACGGTCACTCTCTAACTTTCTAAGCTGCTGCTCAGTTTCAAGACCGGTTAACTGTGATTGATTTCTAGCATCTTGATACGCAATAAAAGCATCCGTATACTCCTGTTCATTTTCGCTAGATACCTTTAAAGCGTTGTCTTTTTCTCTTAGAATATTAGCTAATTGTTTATCTGACAATGCTAGAGCCTCATTTCTATCTATAACACCTGCAACAACTAAATCACTAGCAACTCTTAGCCTTGAGATTCTTAACTCATTTGCTGCTATCTGCTCCTGAACATTTGCCACGTTTTGATTGGCAATAAGAAGATCTTGAGAAGCGTTTACCCTTTCTTGGAATGATCTAGTGTCATCATCAGTAATTACAGAAAGCTTTTCTTGCTGAGCCGTAAGACCAACTAAAGATCTTTGAAGTCTCAAGTTTTGTATCTCAATATCTTGTTGAACTTGAAGAAGTTCCTTTCTTATATCTATTGCATCGGAAACAGCCTTAATATCTCCATTATACGCTGCGGTAATAGCCTCTAATCCTTTTGTTAATTGCTCGTTCGCTTCTGTGTTATCGTATGTCTGTGACTCTAGATCATTTAGCTCTTTAGTTAGCTCATTAACGTTTTTTGCAGCCCCCTCACTTCCTAAAAACGCTAACGCTTTATTTGCATTTAAAGAAAGATTTGTTATGCTTATTTGTATAGAATTAATAGCATTAGAGACACTGTTTGAAATTATGCCCCAAACACCAACCACCACATCTTTAAGGCCAAAAAAAGCTTGGATTGTTGATGACGCAAAAACCTTAACCGTTTCCGTGAAATTAGCAATTGCCTTTTGCGTTTCCAAGGAAGCCTCTCTACTACTCCCAAAAAAGTCTGTTGAAACTTCAGCTATTTTTGTTAAAAGAAAAATAATAGTTGCCCCTTTAACTGTTTGATTAAGGTTATCTATCCTATCATTTAGTTCGTCTATAGCTTTTTTATAATTACCAACTTCCCTAAAATTATCTCCGACAGATTTGTCAAGATCTTTCAAGCTTTCATCTAACTCTATAATCTCACGCCTAAGCTCTTTTGTTGCTTTTTCACCTCCTTTGCCTTCTAAAAAAAGGTTTTTATAATCATTCTTTAGTTCTCTAAGCCTTTTAGATTCTTTTTGGTAAATACTAGTCAATCCTTGAGAATCTTTTGCCTGCTCCTTTCTTAGCTTATTCTGCTGCTGAATCTGAACCTTTAGTATCTCATTGGCTTGAGCTTGTTCAGTTGCCCCTTCGGCTAATCTATCCTGTAGTTTAATCTGCTCCTTTTCTAGAGTAGTAAGCTCTCTTTCAAGCTTTATCTGGTCCTGTTGTGTTTTGTTATATGTTTCAACAGTCTTTGTAAGGTCTTTGTATTGTTTGTTTGTCTCCTCAATACCCTCACTTGTCTGTTCGTTGGTTTCAATTATTTGCTTATTCGTAGCCTTACCGTACTCTCTAATTACGGCAATAGTATCTTTAAGAACTCCTAAGAATTCCTTTGCCTCTTCGATGGCTTTACCAAACAGTGAGCCACTAAAAAAATCTTCCGAACTATACTTTCTTGCCATTTTCGTTTGCCTTAATTAAACTCTTGTTATGCTTTTCAAGCTTGTTAGCATAACCATAATACTTCTCAGTCGAAACAACATCCAAATCTAATGAAAAACCCATAAACCTTTCGATGTCGGTTGTAAGGTCGTTCCAATTGAATGTCTTAGATCCTTTATTCTCCTCTAACAACTCATTCTGCAATAGCTTAGCCTCCATTTCGTAATGACGATCACCTGTTTCCAGAAACTTAGACAAATTAAGGTTTATCTCCTTTTTTGTCTTCATAGTCCTATTTATATCCTCATTAAGCCCGAATTTCTGCAAATATTCGTTGTTGATATTATGCCAAGCCTTGTCTATTTGCTTTTTTGTAGCTATTCCAGATATTAAAAGAAGACCTCGATCACCAGTATCGTTAAGGTCAATCCATTTTTGTATTGGTAGATCCGCAAGTCTTTCATAAAACGTAGGAGCTACAATAGTAGTTTGTTGTTTTGGTCTGAATAATTTAATCATGTTTTTAATCCTTCTAGTATTTCAAATACAACATCACGAATAAAAAGAAGAAGTGATTCCATGCTTTCGTCTGTTAACCCGGCAATTTCATTACCATAAATGTTAAAAAGACGCTTTTCTCCCTTTAAATCATTAGCCGTTATAGTTAATTCGTCGTTTGTTACTATTACCTCGAATGAGTCATAAAACTGTCCTGTTTGTTTCAATGTTACATGGTCGTAACGCTCTCCTGTAAGTATTTTTTGAGTTATTGTGTAAGGAGCATATCCTTCAGGTTGAATAGACTGGCCAGTTTCATCAACCCCTTTCTCGTAAAGCTGTTCAATTGTTACGAGTCGAATTATTTCGTCTTTTACGTCTTCTCTATCGAAAACAAGCTTAAAAGCATTGTCCTCTAAAGCAATAAAACCCTCTAAGAACCCGATAAGACCATCCATTCTATAAAGGTACAAAAAAAAGGCGACTATAATAATAGACCCCTTTTATTCAAAAACAACATTCTATATCTGAGCATGGTAAACCACGCTCGATATGCCAATTTTAGCGTTTATTAATTTTATCTCTCATCCATTCAGCACCTTTAACAAATCCCTTTCTTTTTCCGTCTTTCTCTGCTGCTGAAATATCACCCTCCCATCCTTTGAAGTCTTCAAAAATAGCTGCCTGTTTACACACCTCTTCTTTATTAGGCAACAAAACGCTAACAATAGGTATAGAGCAGTTTTTTACTTCTGTTAGTGCTTCCTTTAAATCTTTTAACCTTTTAATGTGGTTTTTTGGTTTTTCTTCACCATCATCATATCCAGCTAAATAGTCTTGCTCTTGTTCAATTAGTTCTTGTAAATACTTTTCTGCTTTCATTATTTTCCTTATTTAATCCGTAAAAAACCGACCCCATACCCAGAGACGTTGTGAGGCATTATATACACCATCCACAACGCCCAAAAGAAAGTTTATCTTCTAGCTCACTTACAATTTCTAAGTACTCACTTTCGTTTATTTTATATTTTTCTAATATTTCAGGTGTTGAAGTACTACCCGTAAATGTCATGTTTCCACACCCATAATCTTCAGCAGTATCAGGGCTATTATCTCCTTTTGTTCCAAAATCTTCGTGTTCTGCATCAATGCCATTTACTAAAAATGTTTCAGTTTCGCATAAACATCTATAAATTTTTAATTCTAGTTTCATAATAAATGCCACACAACACAATCTATAAAAGCATAGAAATGTGGTCTTGTTGTTAATTTGAAAGCGTATTACTGACTACGCTTTATAGCCATAACGTTAGCTACAAGTTGCTAGGCTCGTGCATAATTGACAAATTCAGTACCTCTATCGCATAACTCACGTATCATTGAGCAAACTAAACCAAAAGACATTCCAGAGTGTCCTTGTTCTTCAATAGTGGTTTTAGCTTCACTTAATTCACAGTTGTTATTCAGTTGCTCAACAATATCAAGGCAAGCACCAAGCTCAAAACCTCTATATAAGTCCTTTAATCTAATTGGTACTATTTTAGCCCAAAGATCGTGGTGTTTCTTATCTAATATCTTATTGCCTTTTTCAATCCACTCTTCGGTAAGTCTTGGTATAGATGCTTCGTGTTCTCGCTTTTCACGTTCATATTCAGCTTGCCTTTTTCGTTCTGCTTCATCAAATTCGGCTTTAGTTTTTCCAGTTACTTTTTTGTAAGCAGAGTCAATATCATCAATATCCGAATACAATACTTGTCCGTTAAATATTCCACAAACTAAATCCTTGTGGCTTTTCAATTCTTTTACAGCTTCTTCAATGTTTCCAAAGCCAAATTCGATTTCTCTATATTTTTCCATTTCAATAAATTTTCGTTCTTAAATTACGCAACCAATAGCTAACACGGGGTATAAATAACCCTACGGGTCGTTATCGCTTATTTATACCTAAGTCCGTTATAGGTAATAAGTCTACTCACTTTTCTGCTTTAATTCTTGCACCTCTTTTTCAAGTGTTTCAATCTTTTCGTATAGTTCCATTATCCACTTAGGATGCTCTAATATTTCACTTTCTTCATCTTGGTAGTTATCTAATAATATCCCAAGATTTAAAGGAACTACAAAGGACCTATAAGGAAGTGTTCTTGCCACGTCTGCTATTTCCTTGTTAATTTCTTCATCTTCTTCATAGTGCTTATTTTCTTCAAGTACACTATCTATTTTTTGCAAGAAATCTCTTACATCATTTAGCTCTTGTTTGGTGCATTTAGCTACCTTTAATTGCTGCATTACTACCGCCATTATCTTTAGTTTTTGTTTTTCAGTACCATATTTAATTTTTTAAAACCTCCTTCTTCTTCTCCAGCCCTGAACCTTATCTCCAATAGAATCACATATCTCGATATCTATCAAGTCTATAATTTCTTCAGCTATTGAATTAGTGACATTCTTATCATTATATTCAATTTTTATTATCTCGTGTTCCATCCTTTTGTTACCAATTGGCCCTTCATCCTCCCAAGTGTGAAACTCTACATTAAATTTTAGTCGTCGCCCTTTAAAGACGATCATTACTTCCTTCTCTTCCATTAGTGTGCTATTGTTATAATGTGTTGGTATTTTATTACTGTTCCAAACAGTTTTTCAGCTACCTCTTGAGCTGACGACATGTAGAATCCGTTTACTGCATGGTGTCTGTTGTCTCCTATGTTTCTAAGTCTTCCAGACTCGTCAACAATTAAAAATAAGTCTTCATAAACATGACGCTTTTCTGTGGTTACATCAAGTATCGTCTTGTTATTTTCGAATATGAATCTTTTTTTATTATCTTTGTTACTCATGTTATTATTGAATTTTAGTTTCATTAATGAAAGGAGAGGGGGTGGTTCCCCTCTTTTTTACAAACTAGGAGTTACAATCCCGTCATTTACCTCTAAATAACCTTTCTTTTCAAGTCTTGACAAGTAGTTTCTTACTTGCGTTTTATTGAACTCTGCACCCTGTTTAACCGATTGTTCAAGAACTTCGTCAACAGTGCAGCTCAATGATTTACTATACGAAACAAGTGATATCACCGCTTCGTTAACTATGTTTTGGTTTGTGTTTAAGTTTTCCATACCCAATATTAATATATCTTCACGAATTGTGCAAATATTATTTAAAATAAAAGAAGGGTTATATCTAACCCCCCTCTTAAAATATAGTATTAGACTTTATGTCTTCGCTCATCTGAGCATAGTTTTCGTATGCTAAATCGATTGGAGTCAATAAAGATGGATCATCAAAATCACCCACATATATTACTACATAATCAGGACTGCCACCACCTGGACTTACAATAATAGCTTCCTTTATCCAAGAAGAATTAAAAGCCCTTCTACCTCCAGTATACAATTTAAGTTCAAACACTAGTCTTCTTTTTTACTTTCTTTACCAACTCCGTGCTTCTTTTGTAAAGCACTAATCTCTTTCCAAGCCTTGTCTACATCAGGAATCCTCTTTGAGTACTTCTTAACGAACTCAGCCTTAGAAGTAGGAACCGCCAATATATCCATACTAACGGTTCCATATTTTCTTACAACCTTGTCAGCCATCTTATGACGCGGTCATTGTGATACTCTTGATTTCGTACCCTGCCTTAGTTGCTCCAACTATTAATTCATCATTAGCAGCAACACCAGTAGTATACTCCAACTTATAAATACCCTGAGCTGCGTCGATATCGTCCAATGTGAACGCAACAGGAGTACCTCCTTGAGTTTTATTAATAAGAGTGAAGTCGCCAACAACCAAATCCGAAAGTGTTAACTTGTTGTTTGCTGAAGCGTTGTAAGACAATACAGCCTCAACACTTAACTCAGTAGTTGTCGCAGCAACTTCTTCTAACAAATCAACATCCTTAAGACCTCTAACACTTGTCATGTCAGTTTCAGTACCGTCAGCAGTAATGAAATACAAGTTACCGTCATCAGTATTTTGCTTGTACGAGTAATTCAAGCTTACCTTAACGATGGTTGTATCAGTAGTCTCAACGTAGTTTGGATCAAATGATTCATTATTAACATCAAGACCTTGAACAAAGTTTCCATCGAAGCTTTGTCCTACAATCGTTCCGTTAACATCCACGTGAACAACAACCAACTCATCATTACAAGCGAACGAGTCTAAGATTGCTTTATACTTTGGATTCTTTTTTGGTAAAACTCCCGCAAAAGTTTTGATACCATCCTTGATTTTAGCAACATCTCCATCATTGAAAGACTCAGTAACAGCCTCAGCTCTTACGTTCTCAACGTTTTTGAAGTTACCGATAGGATACCACCTATCTTTCGGGTTAGCAGCGTTTAACTTACCATCGATAAACGCTTTCGGAATAACACCATTTACCGCAACAGCATCGAAGTCAATACCTGCCAGTTCATTATTTGAGTCATACTTACTAAAGAATAAGCTCAAAAGAATAACTGAACCGTTAACCGTACAAGCTGTGCCTGTGTTTAACATTCCTTGGTCGCATTTACATACTTTTCCCATTTTTCTAGTTATTTAACAATTACACAAATTTTTACACTTTAATCTATCTAAATAGTCATTCGTTACTGGTATTGCTACCCTCAACTCGTAACCACTGTAATGGCCATCGAAGAAATGTCCAACATTCCCTTTGTCAGCCATGTATTTACCGAAGTTCACCCTTGGGATGTACTTCATCGTCTGGGACAACTCCCCAAACATGTCTTTTCTTCTATCCAATAAATCAACAAACTGGTCAACCATTTGGCGAACAGGTCTTAAAACCTGAGCGTATTGATCTGAGTTTGTGAAGTTCGTTGGGTTAGTATCGTCAAGAAAGAATATCTTGCACAAACAAGTCATTCCTATTCTTGCCTCCTCGTCACGGTTGATCTCCTCCTCATAAATCTCATGCAAATAAACCATTGGAACCTTCTCATAAGGATCCATTATCTTGTTTAGTTCTTTGCCAGTAGATTGCATGGTTCCATTAAAGAACTTAGGAGCATTAACCTGAAAACTATCACCAGAAGGATCTGGATCGCTTGATAACATCTTACAAACAGTAATTGACTCGTTTAAAGCAAAGTCTTTTACTTGATAAACCGTTCCGTTTATTGTTACCCTTGATTCTTTCCTCAAGAAGAAAGTATTACAGGTTTCAATTAAGAAACAATCATCATCCAACTCGGTAATTTCCTTAATTGGAATAGTCGGAGTAATTAACTTGACTAATTCACTTACTATTAAAACCGTGTCTGGACTTATAACCATGATGTCTTTTCTAGTTTCTGACCGTTAAACTCTGGATAAACACTTTCATTATCACAAATGTATTGCTGAATTGCAACAAAAGTATCCTGAGCTAAATTGTAAGCGTTAACCAAAGTTCCCTGACCTACATTTGAGCTATTATCCGACACATTCCTTACGTTTCCTGCAACATTTCGCTTAATGTCTATGTTTCTGCATATCTCGAAGTAAATAAACCCTAAGAGCATGTCCTTTATACCATCACTCGAAAGTAACTGGTGACAATCTTCGTCTATCTTGAAAGGATCGAATATATCTTTAAACCTTTGATCTTGAGGTACACCGCTAATAAGGTCATCGATAAAAATCTGTGACAACTCTGCGCCCAATAAAATAGAAAGGTATTCTTTTTCATAATAAACTATGTAGTCATTATTATACGACTGCGTTAGAGTATTACTAGCAATAGCAAACCTTCCTTTAAAGTCGTCGCTATTTATGATTTCACCCATTATTTTTTAGCCTTCCTTTTGATTTCAGATTCAATTTTGACAATACCACGCTCAGCCAATGACAAAGCCAAAGGCTTAAGCATGGTATATTCTTTCCCTTCTTCGAGATTTTTGTAGTTTTTTAAAGCCGATATTTTGACTTCAGTAGTCACTACTCAGCAGCCTCTTCACCGCAATCTCCATCGCAGTCTTCTTTGTCACAGTCTTCACAACCTCCATTAGAAGAGTTTACAGCTTTCTTGTTAGCCTCATAAGCATCCGTGCTCTTTGGCTTAAGTCCCGAAATGTGCTTGTCGTAATCAGCCTTTGAAGACTTCTTAGCAACTTTCTCTTCAATTAAACGATTTGCTAGAGACTCAGAAAGATTTCTAACATCTCCCTTTTTGAATCCAGACTGGTGATCTTTTGTAAATACAACGTACATAACTATAGATATTTAAAGTGGGGTCTAATTAATAGACCCCGGTTAAACTTAAGGTTTTGTGATAGCTGCAATTGCAGTTGCCACATCACTACACTTCATGAAAGCATTGATCCACTCGTTAGGAACTAAAAGATTTAATCTTTCATACCCTTTAAGAGTTGCAATCTCTTTCTCCCAATTGTCTTTGTTCTCGAAAGAAATATCAAGACTTACTGTTTGACGGTCAACGATCTCACCCTTAGTTGAGTCCATAACATAACAAGTGTTTTGAGCTACAATTGGAGACCAGATAACCTGCATTCCTCCAATATAAGGAATACCGTTTACAGTAGTTACTCTACCATCAAGATAGTTGTTGTTAGCATCCTTTCTAGACTCAACCTGAACGAACCAATCACACTTATTAACGATTACATAATCAGGATCAAACGCGTTCTGCTCACCTAACTCCACGATTTGAGTTTGCATACCTAAGATTAGGTCTACTAAAGTAGCAGCTTGAACTTCTCCTGAAATATCACAAGAAGGGTTAGCTGCGTTGAATTCAGAAGAATAATAATCGATAGAGAAAGTATTTTCTCCTATACCGTCACCTAATAAGATTTGAGCATCAATTCTTAACGCTAAAGACTGAGTAAGTAATCTGTTGATTCTTGACTGCATGAAAGGATAGTCTTCAACAAACAGACGACAGAAGTCTATCGTGTCTTTTATTACTTTAGTCTGAATAGAGCTAACCTTGATTGTCTCCTTAGTATTAGAAGTAACAGCAGCACATTTCGCAACGTTTTGAGCATCTCTAACAACTGTGTCTTGCTCACTATATTTGTAGAATTCAGTGTTAACTGGAATAACTCCAAATAAAGATCTAAAACGAGGCATTCTAACAGGCTTGTCATATACACCTTGTCTCATTTGAGCAAAGTCAGAACCTGAATCTATGTCGCCATACGTTTGAGTTGCTTTAACAACCTCTAAGCTTGAAGATGTTCTTGTTTTAAGAGCCTCTTCTAAGTCTGAGAAGTTATCATCCCAAGCAGCTTTTAATTGAGATTCGAATGACTCTTGCGAGATAGCACCGTTTCTCTTCATTTCAGCTAAGTCTTTTCCAATTAACTCAACAGCTTTGAAAGTTTTCTCTAATCTCTTAGCGTCAACGATCTTACCTAGAGCTTCTTGCTCAGCTTTTAAAGTCTTGATCTCTTCTTCGTGGTCATCACTGGAAGCTTCAAGAGCTTTGATTTTAGCGTCTCTTGCTTTGATCTCTTCTTCTGCATTAGAAGCTAGATCTTCCATGTACTCTTTGTACTCTTCCTCTGTTAAGGCTTCAACCTCGGATGCCTTAAGCTTGACGAATTTATTCGCCTGAATCCATTTTTTGTTCATTTTTTTTGGATTTAATAATTTGACAATATTACTCTTCTTCTTCGCTTTAAGGTGTCGTCTGACGGCCCCTGCGCCTTGTGTTGAGTGGTTTTACCCGGCTCAATATCTTGATCGTGATAGATAATATGTGTTGCTGGGTTGGACCCAAACAAAACAGCAGAACCTTCTTTATAGATTCTTGCTTCCTTCACAGCAAAGAAATAACCTCTTTCGTAAGCTAAGTCTTTGTTGCTGATCTCGTTAATATATCTATCAAACTCAGTTTTTTCTTCTTTAAAATCTGTATCAGTTGAGTTAATACAAAGAACAATGTCCACATACTCCATTCTAATAGAGTTTTCGACCTGTGCTTTCTGCTCAATGATCTTCATGAAGTTCTCGTTTACAACATCGTCCATGCTGATCTCAAATACTAAAATAGTAGTTTTACCCGGTAAATCATAACCAAGCTCTTTGAACGTAGTCTGGTGAAGCTGAATGTTTACATTTTCAGGATACGCAACAACGTTGTTAATCTTCAATTCGTGATCTGTTACATAAAATGTTTTTCTATTCTGTTCTTGTGCCGACTTATTCCAAATACTAGACAAGTGAACATCGTTGTGAGAGTCCAATATATTAGTACTGTTTATGATCGGATAAAAGAATCCTTCTTTAGTTGGGAAAGGAACCTTACCTTTAAAACCATCAAGAAGAGGAAGGTTAGAGCTTCTTGTCTCCTTGATCTCCGCCTTCTTTACACGAATGATCTCCTCCTTGTTGTTTTTCAACTCAAGAAGAAGTTCGTCTTTTGTTGAGAATTGTCTTTCCCCTAATTCTTTACAGATGAACTTCATTTCTTTACTTTTTGACCTACTTTATTTTTTGCGTCTTCTCTAAGCTTCTTCATTTCTTCCTTAGTTTTGACCGCTTTTATTTCTGGCTTTTTCATGATATTAATGCTCTAGCTTCTTCCTCTGTTTTTCCATATAATTCTACAAGCATAGCAACCTTTGCAGCATCAGAGGTTTCTGCTGTAAGTATTGCATTTATGCCATCAACGACTATTTTATTCTTTTCGGCTTCTTCCTTCTTGTTAGATTGTAATGCTTCTATTCCAGAAGTGTCTTGTTCAATAAAGTATTCAACACCGTCTTCTTCACTCCAACCAGGTAACAAGAACGCTGCCCAATCATCAAGTATTACTTGGTTGGCAGGTAACGCTGCGTTGGTCCAGAATGTTTTTTCTGCTTGAATTATGTTGTTGTGTGTGCTCGCTTTAGGGTCCCCTAACAACTTAGAGTCTAATCCATATAAACGACAAAGAGCCTGCAAATCTACAGCAACGCTCTTAAACATTTCAAGGTCTTGAGGGGATGAACCAAGTTGTGTGAACTTTACATTTGCTCTTGACAAATGAACACCGTTTACTTTTTCAGCTCCTCCTGTGTCTTTATCAAAAACCTCCTGAAGATCTTTCTTCTGCTTATCCGTTAGGACATCATCCGTGCCAGATGATAGAACGCCTATCTTGCCTCTGTTCTTATAAAAAGAAGCTCTTGCAGTAATTGATTGGTTAGAAGCTTGAAGCGATCTGTACCCAGCTTGGAGAGGACTTAAACCTCTATGTGAATAAATCCCCTTAGCCGTCGGATTGAAGTATTTTCCGTGATACACATCTTCAGCAGCATACTTTTTAACTCCGTTAAGAAGTCGTTCTTGATACCCTACAACGTCATTGTTTGCGTTAACAACCACATCCGTAAGGTTTGAAGGTAAAACAATCATTTCCCTTACCGTATCATCCAAATAAGGGTTTTTCTTCATGTCGTAGAATCTATCTCCTGTTAAAAGAGAATAAACAAGAACGTTTTCTCTGAATTGTTTTTGAGTTTGTGATTCATTTGGCTTTAAAAGTAAATCGTATAGTGCGCCACTCGTTACTTCTTCTTTTCCATCTGAGGTTTTAATATAAAGCTTAAAAGGAACTGTTCCTGCCTTCTGTACAATAAGCCTGATAATTGCGTAAACGTCGGTGTTACTCGCATAACCCTCGTTTACTAATTTATTGTCTTTTAACAGCCCAGAGAATGAAAACCCACCGTCGAAACCGAAAAATTGGGTGCTGAAACTAGAGCCTGATACAACGCCTGCTGTTTTAAGGGCTAAGTTTAAAAGAGTCTTTTGCACTATATTCATAACGCTAAAATAGTCAAAAATATTTTTATATTAAAACACTACTATTCCAGTTCCCTAACAAGTCTTTCTACAATATATCTTAATGCATCCAGTGCGTGGTTATATGCATCTATTGGGATTGAAGCTTTTTTATCATTCCATACATAATTGTTAAGTTCAGTTATTAGATTTTGACTTTCCCCACAGACAACAATAGTATAATCATGTATTTTTCTAATACCATTAGCAATACCATCCTTTTTACTACATTTTAAAATATTGTGGCCTTCATCGGCAAGCTCATTAATAAGCCTATTTTCAGAGTTGTCGCCAATTATTAAATCATCTTCATTGGCATACTTATAAATGTTTTGTGAAATTTCTTTAGTGCTTAGTTCTGTTTCATAAAAACATTCTTGTACGTAAATCTTTTCTTTTTTACGGTCAATTGAAACCTTTACCATTGTTGTTGGATCTGGGCTAAAACCAAAATCCATTCCAAATCCAACAATAAGATCATCAGGGAATTCTCCATACTCCCAATTATCATAAATAACACCCTCTGCCTTGTCTTTCCAACCTCCTAATATTTCAAACTTATAATAATTGGCGTGCCTAACAATTCTGTTTGTTAGTTTACCTCTTTCGCTTTTAGGTGTGGAGTTGTATAAATTATAAGCTTTCTCATATCTCTTATATTTCTTCCAGTTTTGAGGTGTGTGAAACTCCTTCTTAACATCAAGATAGGTTGTGTGTATGTATAGAATTTCTCCTTTAATTCCATTGAATCCGGGATCGACTGATCTCTCTTCAAAAAACTCTTTATAAATCCAATGCTCTTTAGTAGTCGGGTTTAAGTTTAGAATACTATAGTTTTGAAACTTCTTGTTTCTCATCGAGAGCTGCATCTTCTCGAACTGCTCTAAACTTGGGTGTTCTTCAGCCTCCTCTACTACTTGACAGTTATAAGCTGATATACCCTTACCTCCCGCTGTTTGCGCCTTAGAACCACGCTTAAGACCTCTGAATGATATTTCTCCTCCAGAAGTAAATTTAATTGACCTACTTAGGGTTTTTGCATCTTCAATTCCCGCAAGTTCAAGGGATTCTTCGAAGTCTTTTATTACACTATCCGATAAACTTTCGTTTGTAAATCTAGTATAATAAACCTGATGGCTATATATATCCGCATTGTCAGCACATGATATTTCAAGTACTTTGGATTTACCTGAGCCACGCCCCCCTGTCATTATCACGGTTTCAACCTCGGAAAGCTGAGTCCAATACTCTTGTTTTTCTTTGCTCCAAGAATCAAAATCTTCACTTTTTATAGCCTCTTGAGCTTTAGT